TAGTGCTGTCTCGCATCCTCGCAGTAACGAGAGGATCTGAGTTATTAATCGCATAAGCATTCGCATCACCAATCGCATCCTGACCTGCTTGATTGTATAGGTTAGTTAAGTTGTTACCAAAGGCTGCACCGTTGTTCATGAAGTTCTGAGCGTTACCCTGCTGACCCATGCCAAAGTTATTCATAAAGTTATAACCTGCCGTGGACATGTCATTCATGTTGGCATAGGTGTCACCTGAATAGGCACCCTTGTCTAGGGAGTAGTTAAGGGCATCTTGACCACCTTTATAACCTGCACTTATATATGGTTTAGCTAGGTTAAACCCTGCCATTTGAGCTTCAGTTGCTCTATCCTGAGCTGCAGCGTTTTTCTTAGCTGCACTCTTGTTCATCATGCCACCAATGACGGCACCTGCTATTTGACCCCACATATTATATTCCTTCCATAATTAAACGGCTGCCCAAGCATTACCGTTATAAACAACTAAGCCACTAAAGTTATTTGATAGTGGGTTCCATGGTGATACAGCGTATCTAACCATGCCTTTGATTGGGTTCTCAGGCTCTACATCAGCAACAACTATTGATGCCACCTGTAACTGCCTAATTGCATTTTCTATCCTTTGTAATTCCTCTTGTAGGTATCTCCTCATACCCTCTTCAAACACAGGGTATTGAGACCTTGTGTAGCCGTTAACTACGACATTCGTTTTACTATCTACTGCCATTATCTTGAACCAGTAGCTGATATGTCGATGTCAAAACCTGAGACCTCAAAGTCTTTATTATCCGAGACAAGTATCTTGTAACTCAGGTATCTACCTGCAGAACGACTATCAATTTTATAGTCAGTGCCTGTGTTAAATACTGTTGAGTTGCCATAGGTAGGCTCAGAGTTAGGGATGTCTGAGGCACCGAAGGTAAAGGTTATATCCTTGTCAGAGTTTGTAGTTGTCGCCTGAGGGTATATTGCATTGACAACCTTGTAGCCACTTAACGGTACCTTAGTCTCATCTAAGTCAATGCCAACTCTTTCGACACTGGCAGGTTTAATAGCCTCAGTGTCTAACTGAAAGGCAATACGTCCTACATCGGATAAATCCAGTGCATACAGCTTGTCTGAGGTTATGCCGTCAGTTGACTTAGATTCACCTACCATAAGTGTGTGTCGGTCGAATGAATCTTCCTGAGCGTAGTAGGTACCACCTGTTAAGGCATATGTTAAACCAGTGGCTGTTGCATAGGTAACAATAGAGTTTACGTTAGCCACGGTTCCTGAAGACACGTTAGGTAAATCCATGAATGACCATGTGTCGTTTCTGTAGTTGTAAACAGCAGCTCTGTTACACCTGTTTGCATTCGGAAAGCTGACTAAGCTGTCACCTGATAGGTAGCAGAAGTATATCTCATTAAGCGTTGGGTTATGCTGTACAAAGAAGGTTTCTTTAGCTGTGTTGTTTAAGCCGTTGTAGATAAAGTTCCTTACCTTCTCATCACATATAGACTGCTTGGATGTACCATCGTGTACATAGATGTCAAAGGCACCAAAGGCATAGTGTTTACCGTCAACCTCGACAACACAGTTCTGATTGATAAGACCTGCATCTGTAAATAACTTTCTAAAGTTAAATATAAACGTACCACCTACAAACTCCATCAACCAAACTTGGTCACTTGAGTATACAATAAAGTTACTACCTAAAGGCATACCATCGATAATACCTGTCTGCATTTCACCTAAGTCATTAAAACCTGCAGACTTAGTTGTGTCGGTTTCATCCCAACTATCAGGCACGGCATCGGCTGTGGCAATGTTCGACCACCTAACACGAGTAGGGAAGTTACTTGATCCCTCGGTTGTGTTTAGTGCCAGTAGAAAGTCATTGTATGACCTAAGGGATGCACATCGATATGTCGAAGGCCAGTTGGTTAAGTCTGCAAAGTTAGTACCTGCAGAGGTTCTGAAGATAGGCACACGGTCTTGCCTGTTGATATAAGTTACGGAAGACAGAGTAGTTCCTGTATATGGTCGTGGATCTGAACTGCCACTGATTGAACCACTTCTGTCTGATACGGTACCTGAGTTATACTCCTTGATAACATAGGCATCGGAAAACATTAGTACACTGTCATAGCCTGTGGAAGGCACGACACCATAAGTGAAACGAGGGGAGAATCCCAGTGATCCTTTTACGCTTCTGAAGATTGGTGACCTACGGACTTTTCCCTCGTCAAATCGAACATTCAAGGCTTCGCTGAATGCATTAACTGGTATGTTGTATGAGCTTTTATCAGATATAACTCCAACAGATCCTAAGTCTCTAATTGGAAAGTTATTGCCCATATTTAATTGCTTTCTTTAAATTGAATTAGTCGCTGAGTAGAAGTCATTCAAGTCTATGGTACCTGAGGTCGGTACATTGGCATTAGATCCAACAGTTACCGTTCTCGTACTGTAGCTATTACCACCAAAGTTAAATGAGTTGTTAGACCAACCATTACTCGATCCACTAAAGGATCCTGAGATAGTGTCACCTGCAGTGGCAGAGCATGATCCGTTGTAGTAGGATGTACTGTCGTTAGAGACTAAGCCTTGGTTTAAAACATTACTTCCGTTCTTAGCTATAACGATTGTAGCTGTATTGGGATTGCCTGATCCACCGTAATAATAAGCAAACCTGTAGTGATAAGTACCAGTTTTGTTAACCGTAAAAGACCATGACTGTACATTGGCTGCTCCGTTGTCTGACCATAGTGAATACTTAAATAGGTTACCACTGTTAAACTGAAAGCCTTGGTCTACACCACCACGACCTGAGTTATTACTGGAAGCTGAGGTAGAACCTGCAGTCGCTGTGTCCGACAGACTAGAGGGAACGATACTACCACCACGATAGCATTCACTCAAGGCTATGGAACCAGTGTCACCAAACTCTGTCCTGATGTCATCCATTGATATGGTACCACTAGACTGGATAGCCATTGCAACTGCATCCCTGTACATGTGTGTCTAGTTGTTTCTTAAGATCCTTAATGGCCTCGATAAGTAATGGTGCTAGTTTCTCATAGTGTACCGTCATATACTCAGGGTCGATAGGAGCCTCAGCTATTATCTCAGGCATGATAGCTTCTACGTCCTGAGCAGAGACCCCTACCTCCACCTTATCTTCATAACCGTAATCTTGAGCTATCGCATTAGGTCTGAAGTAAAACCCATTGAGTGTCATTACCTTGTCTAAGGCTCCTTCAATGGGTTGGATGTCGGTCTTAAGTCTCATGTCTGAATAGTAGGCTGTCACGTTACCAGTGGATCTTACCTCGGCAAACGTCACCGTGTCTGAGGTTGCCACGGCTTGGCCTATAGATACTGTAGGGGTTGCACCCTCGGATCCTGAGTTGGCTACTGTAACGCCAGTACCACCAGTTATACCTGCCACATAGTTACCTGCTGTATGGGTACCCAAAGTCAGGCCTGATCCACTCAAGGATATGTCACCTGATATCGCAAGGTTACCAGTCACCGAGGCACCTGTAGTACTGGCAGCCACACGAGTGGCACCGTTAGAGTCCAGTAGGGATGTAGGGTCTTGGTTTAACTGGGTGTGGGTCGCTGTGACGGCACCAGTTACATTAGGGAACGTAGCTTTAATGGTAGTCTTGATTAGACGAAGGTGGTCGTCTGCCTGTGCTAGGGCATCGGTGGACGTTGGGTTAGTAGACACTAATCCATTGATATAGGTTGCACTTTCTAAGGCCATGGGATTTTCCTTCTCTCATCTAAAAGGTCGAACAACAATAACAACAACAAGAAGGCTTTAACGACTTTTTGAAATTGATTGTATTATTAAGGGTATGGGGGTCTAAAATCTGAGGTATGGTACCAAAATTAAACGACAATACATGCTAAGTACTTGATATCTATAGTTATCTTAGGTCAACAGACTAGTTATCTGATTACGATATAGTACCTATGTATCTTAAGACATTAGACATTAAGTGAAATTTATTCGTAAGGGGTATATTTAAGGTCGTTGAAAATAGGGATCTCACTTACTTATTCCCTATAGTTTTATCTCTAGTTAACCCATGTATCACCACTGATACACACACATATCCCTCATTCACTCCTGATCTCTCCTAAGGGTGGACACAGAGATTGCTTAAGTTAACTAAAGGATCAATTAGTGTCTAGTGACACGACATTAGTGACCCCTTGATAACCTGTTACAATAGTATACATTAGTACATGTGAACTGTTAGAGATAGCCTGTGTTGCCTTGATGTAACAACTTGTAGTTGGCATTCTGACAGTTCACACCTTTACTTATGTGTCTGATAGAACCCTTATGTTATCGTCACTGGATGCTTTAGTATCACCCAAGAGTTCTATCTCAGCCTGTAATCTTCTCTTAGGTATCACCTGATAGACTAAGGCCTGTCGTTCCTGTGTCTCCATCTGTGACCATCTACTGATCTCAAATGTAGTCCTATAACAGGCTGAACACCAGTCTCTCTTGGTGTCCAGTCT